TATAAATAAGGAATATATACACCCTGTCTCCTTATCCCTGCCCAAAACCGCTATTGCTGTGTAGTCTCCTTTCTCTTTGCCTGTGCTTGGGTCAACGCCCGCCACAATGTCAAGCTTGGATAGATCCAGTTTCTCTTCATAATACCTAATCCACTCCTGCCTGAATATCCTGTCCTCATCCGACAAGGGCTCGTTCATATACTCAGAAGCAAAAGCGTAGCTTCCGATTTCCTGCCTTTTCCTTTCTAACGTTTCCAGTGTCCAGAGATGTGGGTGCAACGGCGTGCCCTCGTCGGTGATGGCTCTGTATTTCTTAGCAAACCAACCAAGCTCCTGTCCCTTTGTGATCAGCTCATTCAAAAGGCTATCGTAGTGGAGGATGGTTCCGATCACAAATATTTTTGCGTTCTGGGATAAGCCCATAACCACTCTGTAAAACCACTTCTTTAGCTTGTCCCTCAAAGATTTAGAGTTTGCGTGTTCTTCTGACTCTATGTCGTCAAGTATGACTAAATCGGGTCTTTCTCCACGCTTGACTAAACCTCTCAGCTTCTGCCCTGCACCCCGTGAAATCACTGTCGTGTGCACTGTGTCTATTCTCTCCACCGTAGCCCGTTTGATGATTTCTCCGAAGTCCTGCAAAATTGCAGTGTTGTTTTCAAGCTCTAACCGAATATCCTCCAATTGTTCCTTAGCCCTTTGCTCGGATGCTCCGATGCAAACAATGAACTTGTGCTTGCCGTATAGGATAGACCACAGAACATAGCCCAAGTATATGAGAGATGTTTTCCCGTGCTCTCTGGGCGCCGCAACAACTACTCGTTTCATCTGCGGGTCTTCCAAAAAGCTGATTATCTCAAGCTGAAAATCTGCAAAGGGCTTTCTGAAGATGTGCGGAAGGTAGGTTTGGCAAAAGAAAGCAAAGTCGTTCCTTGCCCGCTCTTTCCTGTTCTTGTCCGCTTCTGAGATGAGAACCCTTTCCAAAACTCTGCTAACCGCCTTCTCTTTATAACTCATGCTTTAGCTCCGCTATGATACGCTTTGCGAGGTCTTCATCTAAATGCTTTGCTAAAGTCTTTGCCACCTTCTCAAGCACTTTCTCTGTGTGTTCTATTAGTTGAGTTTTTGTCTTTTCTATGTATGCACTGCTCCGTGAGAGATTACTTGCAGTATGCACAAGTCTCATTAGTGCGTCTATCTTTGCATCTTCCACTTCTCCCTTTTCCTGCCACTCCGCTATGACTTCAAGGAGTAAGCCAGTGGCGATTGTTGCAAGGGTTTGGGACTGCTGAAATGTATCAAGGTCCTCATCGGACAGTAGCCCGCTTCTCTTGAGTTCAAGCAACGGCTTTAACTTTCTGATTAGCCTGTGGATTGAAGATCTGGACGCTTGGGCTTGTGGGAACTTGATTTTTATCTCCTGCTCCAACTCTCTAATCGTTTTCCCTCTTTCGTATTCCTTCACTGCGTATTCTTTCACTTCCGGGTATCTATCAAGGGAGTGTCTACGAGGCATCAAACTTCCTCCACTTGCTCGTCAATGAATTCCTTCTCCATCAAAGCTTTGCCTTTGGCGGTTAGTCTGAGTTTTTGGATTTTTGCCTGATGCGTGGGCAGTTCCACTTCCAGCACTTCTATGTAGCCTTTGTCTAAGAGATATTTGATGTTCTTCTCAAGCAGCTTTTTGCTATCTGTGAATATCCTCCAGTCTGCCAACAAAGCTTCAATCATTTTCACGGTAAGACTGTCGGGATACACTTGTTCTAAAAACTTCAGAATTAGGTAATTGACTTGCTTTCTCATTGTTTAGCCTCCAGCCTGTGCAAAAGCTTTTCTATTTTTTCCTCCAGCTTCTCCAGTTTCATCTCCATGCGTGCTTCCACCTTGTTTTGAAACGCTAAGAAGTCTTCTTTTCTCAAATACTCTTTAAGCATCATCTTTTCAATCTCTGCGTTCTTTTCCTTCTCTTCTTCTAAGTCTTTTTGGAGTTGTTCCAAAGTCTTCATCATGCTTGCCATCGTTGTCTTTATGATTGCGTAGTTGATTACGATTGCTACGAACGAGGAGACTGCAAAAACGATGATGGCGGGATGTGTCAAAAGCTGTTCCATCACTCTTCCACCTCCAGAACCTTTCGCATCAAATCCTCCAAAGCCAAGCGGGCGTTTATACCTACTCCTTCGTATTCTGCGTCTGTGAGTTGTATCGTGAGAACTATGAGTTTTTCCTTCTCAGACAGTCTCTCTGTCCGAAAACTGCAATTTTGCAGTTCCCTCATCCTGCGTAAAAACTCACATACACGCTTGGCAGTAATACGCATAGTGATGGAATATAGAATCGATGGCTTAGAGAGTTTTCCTATTTTGCGTGGTTCTTACGGAAGGAAACCGAAGGTTTGGATGCCGTAAAAGGCGTAGTAGTCGGGCATGGAGATTTTTCGCTTATTTGATTTTATATAGATTTGTAATTTCGCCCGAGGTATCGGAATGTTTTCTGTCTTTATTCTGATCATGGCGGACGAGTAATTGCTATTTTCTGCTACTATGCGGAGCTTAGCCTTCCCTCTTGTTGTATTGTAGATTGTTATGATGCTCAACTGTGCCTGAACTGGTCCGCGGGTCTCAATTCTTAACCGTGCTGCTATGTAATTTTCTGCTTGAATGCGGATACGAGCAGTAATCCGTCCTGCGGTTTTGATACGGAGATAGGTGTGGGCGTAGTGGGTGTTTGATACGAATATACGCAACGCCGCAGAGACTTTGGTGTATGGTGTGGTGCTTATTTGGATGGGTGGCGTGTAGAACACCCTGATGGCGCTTACATCTTTTCTGAATGGCGGGTATGTATAGTCTAAATGCCCGTTTACGTCTGTGTAGTAAATTGGGATGCCAGACAGATACACTATATATCTGCTGTCGCCATCAGGGATGACATCCCAGTATTTCGGAGGGGCGCTGAAGTCATATAGCTCTGCTTTATTTTCTCTTATAAAGAAAGGTATGAGTTTTTTTATCATTTATCACCCCCCCACTATAACCGCCATGGCGTCTCTTGAGCTGTCCTGCACGATGAACTGCATGTAATAATTCTGGGGTTCTTCTGGGGCGGAGTTCTGCCCGACCTGTATCGCTTTAAACCATTCATATCTCATCACCTTTAGAACTCTGTATTGACCTTCCCACCAGTCGTCTATCCTTCCAAGCGGGTGGGGGTAGATAGCAATTTCTTCACCGTTAACGGCTGCGTCATGGAACAACAGTAGAGTCTCCCGGACTTCTTCCCAATACTTCATCACTTCTGCAATACTCCCGAACCAGTCCTTTTTCCATTTGGGACCCTGCAGGAGGTATTCGGAGTATAAAAACCTGTCTTGGGACGCTTTATATATAACTAAATACACGTGTAGCTGAAAGTCTTGATCTCGTGGGTTAGACATGTCTGCGAACGGTGGCATGAACGTTGTCGTTGAAAGGAACAGGAGGTTTGGGATCCTTTGCCAATCCTCGTAAACCCATGGTGCATCCCACGCTGGAAACTGATAGATAGTGAAGGGAAATGCCCTTTGTTTGTATTCCTTCCACGTCCACCAGAATCCGATGCTCTCCCAGCGATAAACTAACATATTGACCGCAACCCCACCTATTGGGATTAAGAGTTCGTAGTGTGGTTTGTAGGAGTATATCCGACGGAGCTTATACCCAACGGACGGATCCACTGGTGGTCTTGTTCTCTTACAGGCGATTGGAAGCACAATGCGGTTCTCCTCTGGAGTGGACCCTAACGGAGGAATTCCTGCGAAATAAATTTTTACTACCCCTTCGTCGGGGCAATAAGTGTAGAACTCTATGCTTCCCATGTTTACACCTCCGCAAATACTATTTCCATCTCTGTTTCTGCTACCTCTCTTGTTATTCTATGCGTGTATGACCTTACTCTGTATAATGTGTTGTTAAATTCTACTAATGCATGCTGAAACATGTCCGGAAGTAATACAGTTTTTAGTCTTCCGCCTCTTTGACTGTTCAGCCTGAAATGTTTCTGAACCCCCATCCAATCTGACGCATCAATAAACACCCTGCTTGTTTTGAATGTATATTTCCCTACGGCACCTACATCTTGTAGTTGTAGCTCGTTCCTTAGTCCGCCTACCTCAGACACCACCTCGTAAGAATTTGGGCGAAAAATCGGAGTCGTAAAATCAAACACGACGTTTGGTGGAAGGGAGAATTTTTGCCGTATAGACGAAACCTTGTCAATAATGAGGAGCCCGTTTTCTACGGTTGCGGAAAGGTTTAATGGGAGTTCCCGGAGCAAGCCTATTAGATCACCTATATTTCGCACGGTTAATAATGCTATTAGCTTTGTCTTTCCTTCGTCTGCTACAAAGCGTTGATTGAAGACTGCAAAAACATCCTGTAGTGTAGTAAGCCTCACCTTGTGCATTACTCCGTACCTGTCGTCTGGGTAGATGACGTATTTATCATCTACATACACGTGCCCGGGAGACCCTTCTGCTATACGTCCTGTAGCGACAATAGTTCCCATCCATCCATAATCCTGATTGTTTATCCTCAAAAGCACTATTCCAACTCTAAGTGCAATAAGCTCTCCCTCTAAATACCTTGACGCTTGAGCTTTCACAAAGGCTTCTAAAAATTGCCTTCCGTTTGCGTATTGACCAAGAATTATGTCGCTGAAGCCTGCGTGATAGCCTATTGCTATTACCCCTGCAAAACCCACAATCTCCTCGTATAGGACCTGAAAGCGGTACAGGTTTGAATCTTGATCGCGGAAACTTATATCATCCGGTGGGTCAGCAAATGGTATATCATACGACACACTTCCTTTCCCTTGACTATTGTATAGCACTATGTCGGACAGGGCTTTCTTTGTCTCCGAGTATAAAAGGGTATTAACAAACCATCTCGTGATAACCAACGAGGGGGCAAAGTCTGTTATAACTTTTTCCTCGTAGTAAGCCTCTACTCCGCTGCACCTCCTGTCTGCTCTCTTTAAAACTCCTTTGAATAAAACTTTCTCACCGAATTTTATAGTGATCTCGTCCGGGGCATCGGTGTTAATAAATTGCACTGTTGCATTTTTCAAGAATGACCCAGTTGGGTGCGTGATGGTGATTTCTCTTATATTGCTCAACGGGATTTTTGTCCCGCTACCAGAGAAAACCTCTGTTAAGCAAGGAAAGAAATAGCTCGCACCCATGTTATGCCCCCCTTGGCACCCTAAACTTTACTGCGCCTTTATATATGTCTACGCCCTGCTTGCTTCTTGTTGCGGTATCTACCATATCTGTTGCGATGTATTCAAGGTTAACCTCAACTATCAATGCATCAGGAAAACTTACATCCTCGTCCGATATGTCTACCCTTGTCCCAAGCATGAGCCCAAGCGTACGTGCTTGTGCAGAAGTGCATGTGTTGACTACAATTTCTTTCTCGTGCACATCGCTTAACTGCGCCTCTACAGGTATTTCAATTAGCCCTTCATTTACTACCTCGCCGTCATCTCCGCAAAATCTATACTTCATCACATACATCTCATAGCTGTCGTTGACTTGAACGTGGATCGTCTCCGAATTCTGCAGGCTATAGGTCCGTCCATACACATCTACCGCACGGAAAGTGCATCGCTCTACCTCTACTGCTATAAAGATGACGTCTCCGGGTTTGGCTTTGCCCGGGCTGAAAACCTGCAAATTTGCAGTTGGTGGTTTATTCTGTTGCCATTCAATGCATCTTGCGTAATATTCCGTCCCGTCTATCGCCACAGCAACAGGACGTTCTCCGCTCATTTTTACACCACACGTAGGAAGCACAAGGGAGTTCACCTTGTCTGTCAGAAGTCTCCTCTTGTCTGCTCGCCCGCCCCATTTATTTCTGATCCAAGCGTCCGCCAGCGTAAGGGTTCCTATTCGGACAGCCATCTCTGCCTCCTCATCTGTAAGCAGTGCTATCTACGACGACATCCGCATAAAGCACTATCCTTCTACCGTTCAGACTTTGTATCTGTGCTTCCGCAGCAGACAGATCAAGTTGTATGCGTGGTCTCAAGTTCTCAAGTTGCATGATCATCTGAGAAAGCTTGCTAACCTGCTGTGCATAGAAGTCTTCAAGCCGTTGTGCTTGTTGTATGAAACTATCAGACACGCTTGCTTGTATCTGTTGAAGTTGCTTCATCACAGAGTCAACGAAGGTAGCACCGAATAGCTTACCAAAATCCACACCCTCCGCCGTGGGTGTTCTCTGCAGAATTTCAGAAAGCTGAGAAACCATATCTTTAGCTTTTTCAAAGCTTCCTGTGATGTTTGTGAACATGTCTGTGAGCGCTTGTTTTGGTATAGAGAGAAAGGTTTTAAATGCTTGTGTGAGGTCTTCAGGGGTCAGCTGTTTGAGGTTGTCTCTGATTTGCTGGACTAAGTCTTGATACTGCATTTTGAGAATTTCTATCTGTTGCGGTGTTAAACCTTGTGCGATTGCTTGCTGGATTTGACTTGCAAGATCTCTGGCTTGTTGGAGAAGGTTCAAGATGTTTGCTACTTGCGTGATGGGTTCCTGCTGTGTGGCAAACCCAAGTTTGATCTGTAGCTCTTTCGGAATGAATTTATTAAGCAGATCTTGTCTTTCTTTCTCAAGCTGTGCGAGTAGATTGTTGCGTTCTCTTGTGAGTTCTACTACTTTGCGTGCGTAGTCTTGTTCTTTACTCCATGCATCCCTGAGAAATTCCTCCAGTGCCTGCTTTCTTCTCCGATAGCCCTCTACGGCTGCTTGTGCTATCTCAAGTTCCGTCTGCAAGATTTCCCGTAGCACTTGCTTGCGTGCTTCATCTTCAAGGTTCTCTTTGAGTAAGTCTTGTAGTTCTCTAAGCTTTCTCTTGAGAGTATCTATTCTGTCTTCTACATCTGAAGTATCTAAAGACAGTTCAAGCTTCTGTGAGAAAGCTTTAGTCTCATCTTTGAGTGCGTCCATCACATCTTCAAGAGACAAGCTGTCCTTTAGCTTTTGCTTCATCTCCTGCAGTTTTGCAATGGTTTGCTCCTGATCTTTGAGGGACTTCAAAACTTCTTCTATTTGCTGTTTAGAGACCTGCCTTATGGCCTGTGCGGTTATTTTTCCTGCTTGGGTTATCTCTTGTGCTACTTTTTGTTGAGTTTCTTTGTATCTCTTAGCGTCCTCCTCCGCCATCTCCCGCATCTTTGCAGTGATTTTTAAGCTTTCTTGCAGTTCCTCCTCCGAGATGCCGAGAAAGCGTCCGATGCCCGGGATTTTGCCGATTAGTGCCCTTAGCCTGTTAATGCTGTCAATTATGAACGTTTCTATTCTGATTAGCCATTTTGTGAAAGCTCCTTTAGTTTGTTCATCCAGCCACTCCCGGAGCATCTCTCCCAAGTTCCAGCTTACAAGTGCAGCGGCTACTATGATGTTTAGCCGTGAGAACAAAGCACCTAATCCCGCTATAGTTGTCCCGCCCACGGTGCCGAGAGTTCTTATGCTGCCGATTAAGGCTTCAATAGCAGACTTCAAAGCAGAGACAGCTTTTACTACTACGTATATCTCCAAAGCTTTAGTGATAAACCCGCCGAACTCTACAGTGATAAAGCCCACCGCCTTAGCTAACATGCTTATGATGTGATAGAGATTGCTGAAGGTTTCTGAAAGCTTTTCTACGAGTTCTTGCCCTTTCACGGAGAGTTCTATTTTGCCGTCTTTGACAACCAAGAATTTTGCTATAAACTCATCCAAGTCTTTTTTGATAGCCTCGAAGACTTTTGCGGTAGCCATGCCTGCGAAGACTTGGAAAATCTCTTTTATACGGGATAAAAGACCCGTGAAGCTTGTTTCTATGTCCTTACCTGCTAATTGAAAACCCTGCAATCTTGCAGTCAGTTCTTGGAATAGCGTCCCCTGTTCCCTCCACTTGTTGACCATCTCATTAGTAATCCCGAGGGACCTCGCAAGTTGAGAGTTCATATCAATAGTGCCCATCAAAAGGTCTCTTGTCTCTTGGACTACCTGATTCATCGGTAAGCCGATCGCACTCACAGCGTTAGAGAGTAGCACTACGAATTGGGCAAACTCTTTGAGGTCTCCACCCGCCGACAGGAACGGCGCCATAATGCCTTGCGCTATATCAACAAGGTCTTGGAAGGTTAGAACAGTCTGCAATCCTGCAACACGCAGTTCATTGAGAAGCTGATTTGACAGCTTAACTGCGTTTGCGTATTTCTCCGCACCTTCTACGAGTCTGCCTTGTTCGTTTCTTATCTGTGTGATAGATGTGAGAATACCAGCAAAGCCAATCCTTGCCTGTTCTATCTGTCTGTTGAATTCAATACCCTCTTTGATGAAGCCCATGAAGGGTAAAGACAATGCTATTGTCCTTATAGTTGATGCTATGCTTTCAAACTGACTTGCAAGCTGTTTAGCTGACTGTGTGCTTTGTTCTATGTTTTTCTGCAAGTTTTCAGTCCATCTCGTGTCTATGCCCTGAAGTCTGTTCCTTATCTCTTCAATCTGCGCCTTGAGTTGCCCAACTTCCGCTTTGATCTCAAGAACTAACTGCTCACTGACCGCCATCGCCAAACTCCTCTAAAAGTTCTTCTATGCTTTCTTCTTCTCCAAACACGCTGTCTATATCTTCCTTTGAACCCCATACCGCAAGCTTGACAAGATAGACAAACTCCTTCCACTCCCGCATCTTGCGTTTGTAGTAAGCGGACAGCATTTCACGGACGAAAGGGAGAGGGTAATCAAAGACTTGATGGTTTGCACTGATGAGTTCTTCTATGATTTCTGTGAGAGTAATTCGTTCGCTTTTTGAAGCAGTGCTTTCAGTTCTGTAAAAAAATCCGTGTCCTCCTTCAGCACATCCACGCATGCGTTGAAAATCTTCAGGGCATCGGAGGGCTTGAGTTCTTCTATTTCTCTTTGAGATAGATAAGTCATGGCGGACATAAAAGGCACAGCAGATTGCAAATATGCAGACGGGTTTATATGCCCTTTGAGGATGTCGTTTAGTATCTGTGAAATCAGTTCAGAAAAACGTATAAAGTCCTTGAATGTTAGACTCCTCACTTGCACATCCCGGCCATCGGAAAGCCTGACCGTTTTCACAGTTTCATACTTCATACGTTGACCTCCAGAATGGCGTTGGTTGTGAGGACCCAGTCCTCCCAAATGGCTGGTGCCTGTTCGGGTTCAAATATGCGAAGCCAAAAGCTTTTAGCGTTCGCTACGCCACCAAGAACTTCTGTGCCGATGTCAATGCTGTTGTTCTTTGGGTTTGTAGCTAAGTCGGCTTGGTTGAGGGCTAAAACCCAATAGGGTCCGACGTTTGGGTCTGCTTGGTGGATGGTGGGATTAGTGTCGTTTATTGTGATTGTGATTTGGTCTACGCCCGGGTTGGATGCAGCTTGGCATTTTTTGGTGGTGTCTGGAGAGCCGAACCAAAGTTGTATGTCTATATACGCACCGCCTCCCGTAGTGTTTAGCACTATGCTGATGGGCGTGTTCATGTTGACAGGTTGTGTGAGATTTGCGTCTAAATAAAACCCAAAAGCCATTATCTTACTCCTCTGCTAATTATCTGAGGTTTGTTTGTAAAGGTTCCCTCAAACTTTACAGTCAGCCAGTCGTCGCCAATAAGCTTGAGTTCCCCCGAGGGAAGCAAGGACACATCTCCGATCACGTCCAACACCTGTCCCTTAGGTGGGTCGCCTTTGAACCAGAGGGTGCCTATTATCTGATACTTCTGTCCGCTTTGAAGTGTAGTCTTAGTCATCGCATCGTAAGAGTAGCTAACCCGCAGATTTGTGTTGTCTGCGATGTTCCCGCCCGGAACTATGTATATAGCTCCAGCCTCGTAGTCAAGGATGTAGTCCGTGCCTTCCGTGTATGTGGCTGGAGTTGTTGCGTCGTTGGTGATTGTGGGTGCGGGAGTTCTTTTTATCTTCTCATGTGCAAGCTTATACCAAAAGCCTTGCTTGACTCCGTTTATAGCCTCATCTACTACAGAACCTGCTGTGATGTTTGTGTCTGTCCTGCTTGCGAGGGCGAACTTTTCAAGCGTTTCAATCTGTAGTTCGTCAATCTCAAAGCTAACGTTGAACTGTTGCATTTTTACTATCTCTGCATCTTTGATTTTTAGACCCGATGCGGTGGAGTAGTGCTCAAGTTTTTCTGTCTTAACTGTAAGGCTAAAGTCCTTGACGTTCCCAAAGTCTTGAAAGCCGTTTTCTCCGACGGGCTTAAAAAATAGCATTCCTCTGCCAAGTGTATAGACCTTAGTTGTGCTCATGCTTTGAGAAGATAAAGAGAGAGAGTTTTATTGTTTTCGCATTTTGCGAGGAGGGGTTGGAGGACAAAACTATCTAAACCTCAATTTCCCTCACTATTTTAATCGCTACCCCAACTATCCGCAACTCTTCTTCCTGAGCTCTTTCAGGTGGGATAGGTGGATATTTGGGGTTGTCCGAGGTTAGCACAATCTGACCGTTTATCCTTACGAGCCTTTTAACAATGAGTTCTCCGCCAATATTTCGCACCACTACCACCTTACCGTTTGGGATATCTGACCCATCACCTACATAAGGCTTAAACACCACAAAATCACCATCATGCAGGGTTGGTTCCATGCTGTCTCCACGCACTTGAACTGAGAACTTCCCACCTTTCTGGAATGTTTCTTTGCTAACAAGAACCCAGCCCACCGCCTCCATGTCTGCGGGGCTTTCTGGGAACCCTGCCCCCGCACGCCCCACAACTGGAATACGCACAAGCTTTTCAAGGAGTTCTTTTGCTTTTGTTTCTAACTCTTCTAATAATGCTTTCTCTCTCCTCTCCCACATCTCCCCCTGCCCTGTTTTTAGCCATTCGTAGGAGATGCCGAAGGTGGAAGCAATAAGCTTTAGGGCGGTGTCGGGGATTTGAACTGTGCCAGCCTCCCAGTATTGTATAGTCCTTAGAGATCTCCCTATCCTTTCCCCGAACTCTTCCTGTGATAGCCCTAAAGCTTTCCTTAGGTATTTAAGCCTTTCGTGGATGTTGCCTGTCTCTCCGCTGGTGCAATGTTGCATACCTATCCTACCATACCTCTTGACTTTTGTGCAAAATTGCGTATAATATCTCTCATGGGTTCTAACCTCATCAAGGATATTAAGGATATTGTAAAAGAGGCTGGTAGAAGACAAGGAATAAGTCTTAGCAAGTTGGCGAACATTCTCAATGTTAATCATGTCTATTTGTTTGCTGTGTTGTCCGGTAGAAAAATATCTCGTCCCTTGATCCGCAAAATTGCAGAGTTTTTGCATATCCATGACCTCCCGAATCAGTATGAGATTTATTTAGCGTCAAGGCGTGTAGAAAACAAGGGCGAGAAGCCTACGCCCAGCAAAAAAGGTAGCAAAAAATCCCATAAAGGAGGTATAAAGTCATGAGAAGCACAAGCTTCAACTGGGTCTTCCGGGAGTTTCTCCGGAAGAAGAGCCCTTATCCTCTGGCAAGCAGGCTCCAGAGGAGTGAAAAGTTAATCTATGCGTGGTCTATGGATGAGGACAATCCCTTCCATAGGCGAGATCCCCTCAGCTATGCGATGGACACACTGCTCATTATCCACGAACACATGCCTGAGTTGGCATTCAAGGCGTTAGCAGAGATGGCACATAGGCTCGGATACAGATTGGAGCCCTACCCTGCGGAGAGAGAAGTGTCTTTTAAAGAAATACTCAAAGAGCTCAACGACGCTGAGGAAGCCCTTGCGGACGAGACTAACAGCATTGAAGAAGACCTCAAGGAAGTGGAAGAAGCTATTTACACCTTGCTATTGAAAAAGGCAGAATTGAAGAAGAAGCTTGTGGGAAAAGCCGAGAGGGAGAGAAAACCCTCTCAGAGGAGGTAGAGCAATGACGCACGCAGATATGAATAATATAGCGAAGTTTGTAAGTGGTGCAGTTTTCGCTGTTCTTGATTTGAGCTTTTACAACTGGCAGTGGCTGAAGCCCTGGGAGCTTATAGAAGTAGAAACAAGCAGAGGGTATTTGGTCTTTGAGGTCTTTAAGTGGGAAAGTTCCGAGGACAAGCTAATTGCTGTTGTGGGTCCAGCTATCAAAAAGGAGGTGGAGGAATGAGAGTGCCCGAGAGAGAAAGCACTTGGCAGTTGATTATTGGCTTGCTGGTGGGCTTTGCTGGCATGGTGGCATTGCTAATAGCCGAAGCAAAGCACCGCCAGACCTTGCAGATGCTTAAAGAAGTAAAAGCCATTGAACAAACCATAAAGGAGGTGTGTAAACAATGAGTGAACGGAAGAAGTATAAGCGAGAAGAACAACAGCCCCAACATCAACAGCCACAAGAGGCTAAAGAACCTCTAAAAGGGAAGTGGGTAGAGGTTATAAGCTTCTTTCATCAAGGAAGCGGGAACACATACAAAAAACTCAGCGTGCAAGTGTCAGACGATCTAAAAGTGATACTCTCTCTAATGGAAGGAGAAGCAGGTGGTGGATACACAAAAATCAACTTCCAGCTATCCGAACAGGAACTCATCTACTTAGCAGAAAAGCTCAGGCACTTGTTCTACAGGTTGGGGAAATGATGCTCATGGCTTCCCTCCCCCTCCCTCCCTCTCCTTGCGGGGTCCCAAGCCCCGCCTTTGTAAAAGGGTCTTCCTCCCTATCAGTTGCCAAGTTTGGGAAGGTGCAACGCCTTCCCGCTTTTTACAAAAGCAAAAAACCAAAACCCATACAGGAGGTGTATAGCATGAAAAACAAAGGCATTTTTGAGGTCCAGATTAGCAAGATTGAGGTCATTCAAGGCTTACTGCCACGCATCTACACCCACACCATAGAAGAGAAGGTAGAGGAATACAAGGAAGCAATGGCAGAAGGGCAGGAGTTCCCGCCCATCACGGTATGGGACAAAGGAAACGGGATTTACTGGCTGATTGACGGAATGCACAGACTTCTCGCAAGCAAGAGGCTTGGGAAGGACACAATCAAAGCGGAAGTGGTAGAACTGGAGAACGAATTAGAAGCAAGACTTTTAGCTATTGAGAAAAACGCAAACCACGGGATACCGTTAGACAAAGAGGAAAAAAGGGAACTGGCAAGACTATTGTATGCGGACGGAGTGGAAATAGAGAAGTTAAGAAAGTTGTTTAGAGTTTCCGAGAGAACCATTTACAACTGGGTGGAAGGTGTAAAGAGAAGGGCAAAGGATGAGGAATTGAAGAGGAAAGCCCTTGAACTTAGGAAGCAGGGATTGAGCCAAAAAGAAATCGCGGAAAAGCTTGGACTTCCTAAGCAAACCATTTCAGTATGGCTAAATGAGAATTATTCGCAAGTCCAAAACCTGCAAAAATTGCAGATTTTGGACCAAACCCAGCTACTCACCCCCGACGGCACTCCCACGCCCGAGGGTTTTAAGGCACTTTCTGAATTCATAGAAGAGAATGAAAAGGAATTACAGCAGAAGCCCTTCAACGAAGTAGTCAAAGACCAGACCCTACGGGACATCTTGAAATATCTCAACGAGGCAGTAAAAAAAGACTTCAAAAAGCTTATAGATGCTACCAGTTATGAAACCGTCAAGAATTTCTTGATTACCAGCCCGCCATACAAGGAGTTAAGCGTTAGAGCCAGAAGGATATTCTTTGAAAAAGCCAAAATCCTGTGGGAGAGCCTAAAAAGAGAGCACGAGGAAAGGAAAAAGCTTGAAGAGATTGTTATTGAAAAAGCTAAGGAAGTCCTCTTGGACCCAGAATATCAGTTCTCCACGTGGAAGAACCTTAGGTTTGAACTATCAAGGCGAGGAATACACGGAAAAGAGGAAATCATAGATGAAATCTTGCACGAACATGCCGACGAATTGCTCGCAGTGTATAAACAAATAGAGGAAGCTACCGAGGATAGTCTTTCCGAGGAAGAACTCAACAAGATAAAAGAAGAGGTAAAGGGAGAGAAGGACATGTGGGCAAGGGAGTATAAGGCGAGGGAGGTAGTAAGGAAGGCGTTAAGAGAAAAAAGGCTAAGGGTGGTGGACTCTGTTGTGGAGGGAGCTGTAAAAAAGATTGAAAAGCTTATAAGAAAAGAACAATGGGAAACACTGGAGCAAATCGCAGAGGAGCTAGAACAAAGCATAACCGATGAGGAGTTGGAAGAGTTAAGAAAGGAATATGAAAAGATAACACAAGAGCAAAAGAAAGCAAAAGAAAAAGAAAAGAAGACCTTGCCCCCGGATATAGAGGAGTATTACAGAAATCAGTTGGAGCTTCTTCTAATGGACATGGGAGTAAAGCTCGGGTGGACAAGGGCGTTTGAAATAGCGGATGAAATTTACGGGAAAGTGAGGGAGTTCTCTAAGAAAGCTGTAAGAGGTTGGTAGGAGGGCGGAGATGGACGAAAGGAAGATGGAAGTCATACGACTTTATTCTCTCGGTATACCAATCAGAAGAATCGCAAAAGTCTTAGGAATACCCAAAAGTACGGTGGAAAGGTGGGTGAAGGAGCCACTGAAAGCGGAGGAACAGCGGAAAGACCCTATATTCCAAGACGAAATATGGGACAGGGTTTTAGAGCTTCTAAGGTCCAGCAAGGAAGAAAAAGGACGGACGAGGACATTCTCTATTTCGTATATTTACAAGCTTTTTAGTCCGGAGTTGTGGTTAAAGGGTATCAAAAGCGAGAGGACATTCCGTAGAAGGCTGGAAGAGGTTATAAAAGAGAGGTTCGGAAGCTGGGAAGCCCTTGAGCTAAAGCGAAGGGACAAGTCGGAGGTTGCGGAATATAGAAAGCCTAAGGGGAAGCAAAGAAGAGAAAAAGGCGAGTGGGAGATAGATGCTACAGGCTACACATTCAAAGGAGAGAGATATTTCATCCTTGCCGTGCGGGAGAGGTGGTCTGGCTGCTTCCTCTCGTGCATGGTTGCAAAAGCAAAAGAGGATACAGTAGCGGGGCACTATAACAAAGCCTTCTCCTCTCTTGACGTTGCAAAGTTCCTAATATCCCTTTTCAAAGAACACGGATTGCCAGAGAGAATAATTACAGACAATGAGGCAGTCCTTAAGGCAGAGATTATCACACGAGGGCTTGAATATCTCAATATCCCGATTACACGCACCAAGCCATACAGCCCAAACCAGAAACTCATTGAGAGAGCTTTCAGAGACCTAAAAGACCTACTAAGGTATTACACAAACACCCATCCATCCTTTGAAGATGCCCTCAAAGCTGCGATAGATACATACAACCGCACAGAACACCGATTTGAGCACTTCAGCGAACCAGTAGTCCCTGAACATTTACACTCTACGATTGAGTATAGGTATATGGGAGAGAATGAACTCAGAAAAGCGTTTAGGGAAAGGTTCATAAGGACAGTCCGCAATAACACAATAACAATAGACAACCTGAAATATGAGTTTGTATTCCCATTTGAGGAAAGGGCTGGGGAGATCGGCAGAACAAGGAAAAGTCCAGAGGTTATTTGTTATAGAGACATTGAGAACGCAAGCATTTTAGAGGTATGGGATGCGAAGGAAACTCGCCCGCTTGGGATTGCCCGCCTAATCTCTCAAGATGTCCCAAGCCTTGACCCGACGGAGATTAAAGAAATCAAAAACAAAGAGAAAAGAATTGAAAGAAGAAAGAAGAAGCTAAAAGAAGAGCTTATTGAAATTGAACAGCAAGAACAACAAACACAAAACACAACAGACTTTTTTGAAGTATTCAATAGCCCTGAGCCAAGCTCACAACCCGCTCCCCAACCCGAAGAGGAGCTGGACCCAATAAAACTCTTTTTAGGAGGTGAATCATGACGCACGCAGAGCAAACAATAACAACAGTTGTGCAAGCACTAAGAAAGCTCCGCACGGAGCAGGCAATGCCACTCCACGCTATTGTGTGGGGGAAATGGGGGACAGGTAAAACTGTCTCCGCACAGAGAATATCAAAGCGGGAGCCAGATGTGTTTTATATAAAGGCTCCTGATGGAGAGATTACGAGGGGGCGGTTATACAGGTTATTGGGCTTTAGTCTTGGGTGCGGTGCGAGGTCTACTTATGAGGCTACTTTAGACCTTATCAAACACCACATCTTATACTACAACCTGAAGCCAATCATCATCTTTGACGAAGCCCAAAGGCTATTAAGAAAAACGCACATCCTCAACGAGTTAAAAGACCTTAGCGAGGATGAGGAACTCAGCTTTTCTTACCTCTTCCTCGGAGACCAGACTACTCCCAAGCTTCTCGCATCTCACGATCACTCTCTATTTAAAAGGTTTGCTATAAGAAAAGAATTACAACCACTAACACAAGAAACAATCTCGCACCTCATCAAAGAATACCGCATCCAAGCAGACCCGGTGCAGATATTCAATTTTGCGAAAGAAAAAGGCTGGACTACACTGGACACAGCAATTTGCTTACAAGCAATTAAGAACCAAAAGATAGAGCCTACTGTGGAGGCATTAGATAAGGTAGCCAAAGCCCTCGGGAGGTAATTGGAGATGACTGACGGGAAGATTTGGGGGATAATGCTGAGGCTTCGGGTATTTACTCCGTGGATGGTGTTAAAGGAACTAAACCCACCAAAATACTTGAAACAGTATACAAAAGAAAGAATAAGAAGCTTGATAAACGCACAAGTGAAGGCGGGCATCCTCCAAGTCTTAAACGAGGACCCGCCTGTGTTTGGCTTCCCGGGAGAGTCTGTAGAAAAGGTGATGCGGAAATGCAATGTTTGTGGAAAACCTTTTATCCCCGTCCAAGACAGAGACCAGCATTGTTCCTCTGAATGCGAAAAAGAATACAGGAAAAGGTTCTTAGAAAAAATTCGGAGAGAGAAGGGGATGGAAGAAAGGCGGAGATATGAACCATGGGAAGAAGAGCTTATCTGGGAAACCCTTTCCAAACACGGGTGCAGGAGTGCAATTTTGCACGAGCTTTCACAAAAATTAAACCGCCACCCTCAAGCTATCAAAAGCAAGTTTAAGAAGATGAAAAAACAAAGGAGGGCGGTAGCATGACGGAGAAACAAATCCTTAAAAAGATAGACAGGGTTTTGGAACTGTTTGCGCAGAAGAACTTCAGAGAAGCGTTTAAGGTGCTAATGGAAATAAAGGTCAGGCTTGAGGCGGAAATAAGGGAAGAGGAGGAAAACAAAGAAGCAGGGAAAAAACTCCAACACCTAATGGGCTGGTATTTGAGATTGTGGGACAATAGACCACCCGAGAGTTTCAGGTTCACAGACTATAAATACATCATTGGCAAGCATCTCAAGGAACTGGCGGAGATATACGAAAGAAACGGAGAGGATATAGAAGCCCTGAAGCGGGACTATGAGGTGTTCAAAAATTCTCGGAAGGACTGGAATGGAATACTGCAGTTTAGGCAACAGCTTCCCAGTCTAAAGCAAAAGCAAGGCAAAGAATGGAGTAGCGAGGAAAACAGGAGAGGTAAAGACTTCTACCTGCAGGGCTGGAGTGATGAAGAAAAGCCGTTCTCCTCGGAGGACGACAACTTTTCATGGTAGGAGGAGTGCCATGACGAAGGATTTATACATAAAGCTTATAAACAGACCCGAGCCAATCAGAAATGTCCTTCGCAAAATTGCAGAAGAGGAGCTTGTGGAAGGCAAGACGGAGCTTATAGATGTGGAAACTTTAGACAACGCAAAAAGGATATACAGAATAACAGTGAAAAATGAGGAGTTAGGCATAGTATGGGCGACAGTTCAACTAAAAGGAGTATGTGATGAGGAAGGCTACATGTGGAAGCTTTTGGATTTGGAGTGGGAGGGCGAAAGATGAGGAAGGTTTATAAAAGCATAGAAGAAGTAAAAACAGCATTCCCAAATGCCAAAATCCACGAGTATGAAAGCTTTTTCATGATAGAAGAGGGAAAGGCGGTTAGCGTGGTTCCCAAGGCACTTAGCAAGGAAAAGATATACACCACGATGCTTTCAAACGGCTTCCCTGAGAAGTATTTGAAAATCGCATTGAACGGAGTAAAAGAGACCGAAGCTATGAAGAAGATTAGAGAAACAAAGAAAAAAGGCGTCATCCTTGACGGCAAGCCCGGTGTGGGAAAATCAATTGCATGCACTTGGAAGGTAGCAAAGCTTCTTCAGTATAGAGAAATCTCAAACCCTCTCTATCTTTCCTGCGTAGCTTTCCCAGACCTAAAGACGATTTACAACTCATACAAAGACTACGACTGTTTTATGATAGATGACCTCATCGCAACTCTCCCACAGCCCAGATTTGAACTAATCATTGAAATCCTATACTTTGCAGAATTACAAGAGAGATATTTGTTCATCACCTCAAACAGCTTCACGGACTTAGCCAAATCACTCCCAGAGGCACTTCTCAGTAGGCTTAGGTCATACTGCGAACTACACAAAATAAAAGAAAACAAAGATCTCCGACTTCAAAGCACCTCGTAGTTATTTCTCCGCAGTATAAACTCTATCAAGCTTTCCTTATAAATCAGCCAGCTCCCCCCCTTTCCTTTCTTCCCTTTCTGCGGGCTCAACTTCACGGCAAAGATCTCTCCACGCTGACAGTAATAATGCACTAATCTCCGTGAGACGCCCAAAAGCTTGGCTACCTCGCTTGCTTTCAAAAATAGACTGTCGTATTTTTCAAGCTCCCTTTCAATCTTCTTCACATCGTCAAGGTCGTGAAGCAATGCCATTCCTAAGTAAAAATATAAGCACCCACTATCTCGCAAAATGCGAAAACCATTGCGTTGCCCTGCCCTATCTTTCCATACCATGCCCGAAGTTCGCAATATTCCCACGGACAGACTGAAGTGGCTGGATAGAGAAAGCGAAAGAGAGAAACTCCCAGAGGACTACTTTCTTGACCCGAAAAACAGACGCTATCCGTATAGAAACAAAGATGGCTCTATCAACTGCTACATGCTGAGGTCTGCAATCCGTTTAGCAAGCATGCACGGAGAAGACAGCATCAAGGCAAAGGCTGAAGAGCTTTATCAGAAATATTGCGGAGGTAATGAATGATGGAGGAAATGAAGGAACAACAACCACAAGAGCAAACTCAAGCACAGCAGAAAAGCGAACAAAGGGTAGAAACCGTCAATATAGAAGAAATCGTCAAAAAGCACCTTGATGAACAAGCAAAATACCTCGGCTTTGAAAGCTGGGATGACTTACAGGCTAAGATTCTTGAAGAGAAAGGCAAGCTTTACGAAGCTTTAGAGCAAGAGAGAAAGAAAGCTAAGGAAATAGAAAAGCAATACAAAGAACAACTAAAGCAACTGCAGAAAGAAAAAGAAGAACTTCTGATTGAATACAAAGTCAAAAGCAAGCTTGCAGACAAGGTGATAGATGCGGACAAGGCTTTGAAGCTACTGAAAGCAGAAAAGACCATACAGGTCAAGGACGGTAAGATACTGATAGACGGCGAGGAAGTGGATACTGCAATTGAGAAGTTTTTGAATGAAAATCCGTTCCTCGTTAAAGCAGTCGGCGGTTCTGGTGCTCCACACACTACAGAACAGACAGAACCGCAAAGCCCCGAAGAACGCTTAAAACAAGCTTTGAAAAAACTTTTAGGAGGTGTTTAACATGGCGAGAAAACCTAAGAAACCTAAAGGAGGTATGAAATGAGTGTGTTGAAGGTGATAGCTGGAAGGCTTTCTGCAGAAACAACTGAAAGGGCGGTCATTGAGTATATGGCGGACAAGGACGAGCTGTTTGCCCTACTGCCTTTTGCCAAGAGTGCAACAAATATCTACAGCTGGTATAGGACTGGCGATGTCCCCACCGCATCTGTTGTAGATCCCTACGGGACTATCCCTGAAGTGGACGTGGTTGGCACTGTGATGCAAAACAGGATTTCAATGATCGCTGCGGATGTGGTAGTTTACAACTTTGAAGCCACCGCAGTAGAACAGCTTGTAGACCGCATACTTGAAAAGACACTTGCGGCGTCGGAAGCGATAACGAGGGCGTTCAAAAGGTTGTTCATCGCAGGAGACAGCACAAGACCAAACGAGTTTGACGGGCTGGACAAGTTCGTAGACACGAGCATGATAGTTGACGCTGGTTCAGGTGGTGCTCCCATATCGTTCCAGCTACTTGACCAGCTTTTAGAGAAGTTCCCTCCCGGGGCTGAACCCACTGCAATCATAGTGCATCCAAGGACATACCTAAGCATTAAAGCACTGCTCAGGACTCTCTACGTAAAGCCTGACGAGGTGATGTTGCCCAACTTCGGAAGACCTGTATTGGCTTACAACGGAATACCCATCCTAAGGAATGAATACATCCCCATCGTAAGCGGACTAACCTCCGTATATGCAGTCAGACTTGGACAAACGGCGGTGCACGGCGTGTATATGGGAGACAATGCGGGCGTGGTGATAGAAGAGGTGGGCAAAGTTCAAGACAAGGATGCAAGGAAGTGGAGGCTAAAGTGGTATGTGAGCATGGCAAGCAAGAACAAGTGGGATGTAGCCAAAATAACCAACATCAATAACTAACCATGAGAGTAAGAATCCCATGGCAAGGAGATAGCCCCCTTTACTTTCCCGGGGGCGTTATTCACTTCAAGGATGGCGTATCTGTGGAACCCGTGCCCGAGCAACTTCTCAGGAGGCTTATAGCGATCTATGGGAACAGTATAGAGGTGATTGAAGATGAAGATAGAACTGGAGATCAAAAAACTCCCGCAGATACTGCAAGCAAACGCAGTAGAGAAAAGCCTTAGGAGATCAATAATGATAGCGGCTGAAACATATGTGAAAGACATCCATGATTGGATAGACAGCTGGCGGGCATTCACACCACGCACGGGAAACCTTCAAAGATCAATCACATGGTATATGGCAACAGACACATCCGCACGCATAATAGCCCAAGCGGATTACGCCAAGTTCGTGGAATTTGGAACAAAGCCACATACTATACTTCCCAAGAGAAGAAAAGCCTTGAAAATCTCAACTCCTAAGGGCTATATCTTTAGAAAGAGCGTGAGTCATCCCGGTAGCAAGCCCTATCCTTTCTTTTTTGCAAATTTGCAGGATAGAGCCAAAAAGGTAGCCCTTGAGTTTATGAGGGCTCTGGAGGGAGTGATATGAGTTTTGCTTTCATTACAAGCGCAGACTTTGCAGACGAACCCATAAGCCCATCTGATACAGATATAAGCTTTGCAAATATATACACGGAAAGAACACTCTCCTTGTTCGGTATCCAACCAACAGACTTAAACACTGCCGGGCTTGAATGGGCAAGGGAATACGCAAAGATTGTAGCCCTCAGAAGGCTGTATTTGAGATTAGCACAGTCTGAAGACAGCAAATACTACGAGAAATCTGATATGTATCTCAAGATGCAAAACGAACTGCAAAGCCTCTTCAACGCACAGACAATGACCAGAACAGGAACGACACCAAGGGCTTACGAGGTGAAAAGGGCATGAGGCTTTTGGATTTGTATGCTGAACTGAACAGGTTGTTCCCAGATTACACCCACATCCTCGGATATAAAAACCCTGAGGAGTTGCGGGCGGATGTGCAAAAGCTTATGAGTGTGTTTATTGAAAGAGAACAAATAGACAGAAACAGCACAGTCTCAAGCTTTGTTATCATCGTAGCACACAGAAAGAAGCTTTCTCAGTTTGATGAGTTTCAGTCTGAAGTAGATGCAATTTTGCAGAAGCTTTACAGCAAGCTACCCTTAACTGATTTCACAGTTGAGTATGCAAATAACGACATCTATCTGTTTGCCCTAATCAGAGCCCAAGCCAAAAGGAGGCTACTATGAGCTACGAGTATAGACCGCTAAGTCAAGAGACGTTGAGAAGAATAATAAGAACAAGAGCAATAACCGTGAACGGCAGAGTAAAGGTGGACCTTGACCCAAAGGCACGGTGGGTGATTATTCAGAATGTGTCTGATGCAGAGGTCTACATCGGAAATAGCACAGTAGATAACACAAACGGTTTTAAGCTTTCACCCGGAGACAGCATTTCCTTTAATTTTCTGCCCGGCTTTGAAGTTTATGTGTATGGAGACAATAAAGAAATTAGAGTTATGGAGGTGGAATGATGAGACACAAGCTTTTGAGAGTTTTTAGAAAACTAATAATGCCCGAGACGGAATTGCTTGTTGTGGGAAGCAAGCTTTATGCAAAAAAGATTACGAGGGACGGGAAGGAAATTGACTACGGACTGCAAAGTCAGAAGCTCATAACGAACCGAGGCATGATCACGCTTTTGAAAGCGTTGGGGGCATTCCACAACGACGATAATAATTTCAATAGAGGATCCTCTTGGAGTACAGCTTTCGGTCATACATCTGGAACAGGGACAAACCCTGAAAGCTTTACAGACACAGCACTTCAATCTCCTATACAGACCGCGCCCGTGCCCGCTTCTACTTACAACTACTTTTTTGACACCAATAATCAAATATACAGACTGTATTCTATTGCTACGCTTTCATACTCCACATCCGCTACTGTTTCAGAGCATGCGGTGTGGAGTCATAACGCAAGCTGGGCTGTGTGGCACTTCTTTGATCGTTCCGTGCTTGCTACTCCGATTAGTGTCTTGCCGGGAGACACTATCACATTCACTTACATACTAGAGCTTTCAAGAGCTTAAAGGAGGTTTGCGATGCAGTACGTGTTTGTGATTGAAGACGGCAAGGTTAAAGATGCTTACGAGTTCCACACCGATGAAGGCTTCATGCTGAGAAAAGAAGAGTGGATAGGCGTTGCGGTGGCGGAGATAGAAGACAGACTTAAAACTCTATACGCAAGTGTGAGTAAGCTAAGGGAAGTAGGCAACGAGATAGTCTACGAGGTGAAGTGATGGCAAGCTACGAGGTGCAAATTACACGAGGCTTGAAGTTCTCTGCAGGACGGAAATGGAACGAGTTTGTGGTGAAAAGAGGTTTGAAGTTCTCCGTGAAGAGAAGAAGGGACGACTGGATACAGAATTTCGGCGGTGGCGGTGGCGCAGGCGGTGGAACTGGGAGCACGAAAAGAAAAGTGAGGTTTAGGTTCCCATGAGCTGGGCTTTGTCTTTCACGCTTTTGGTAGCATGCGGGCTGTTGTCCGCTGGCTTGCTCATTGAACGCAAAATGCATCTACAGACAGCTGAGAGACTATCTCAGTGCAAAGCAGAACTGAAAGCTACGCAAGAAAACCTCACCAAATACACAAGCCTTTATTCTGAACTGAAAAGCAAATGCGAGCTTGACAAAAAGAAGATAGAGCAGAGATATACTACCCTTCTCAAGAAAGCTACAGAACCTATCCCACAAGTGAGCATCCCACCACATACAGACGAATGCCAAGCCTTGAAGGAGATGGTAGATGAAGCGAGCAAGCATTTTAGCCCTTAGCCTGTTCGTGTTCTCCTGTGCTACAAAGCCACAAGTGATAGAGAAAGAAGTTATTGTTAAATGCCCTATCCCTGACATCCCAAAAACAGAAAGACCCGTTATCAAACCAGACCAGCCACCTACTGAAAAATTGCAGTCTTTACTCAATTACATGTTTAGACTTGAGAGAGAAAACGAGCTTCTAAGGGAGGTGATTGACACATGCAAGTGATAGAACTGTTTAAAAGAGTACTCAGACATTACAGCGTTGATGTAGCCCTTGCAGTTGTGTTTATGCTTGTAGCTTTTGCCTATGTTTACGACCAACCAACGCTTTTGAGTGCAATAGCCAGAAAGGTAGCCCTCGCATCTGCAGGATTGGTCTATTACTACATCACGAGAGTTTTAAAAGTTGGATTTATTGAATGGAGAGACCCTTATGACAAGATTTATACCATTGCTTTACTTATCTATATCGGGCTTGTCTTTGCTTTGGGCTAATCCCAGATGCCTAAAGCTTGAACCAGCCATACGAGACGCCTCGCATAAATACATAGCCCCAGACTACCCTATCCACTACAACATAGCCACCGCAGAGAAGGAAACAAAATGTCAATGGAAAGAAAGCACCGATGGGCACGGCTCGGTTGGATACTTCCAGTTAACGCCAAAGTTCTTAGACCCACTGCTTAAGCCTTTGTTCCCTGATTACACAAAGCCATACAGTAAAGACCATTTCTACGCCTTTGCCTATTATCTGAATACGCTTATCAAAAGCAATCCCGCTCCACGCTTGTGGATGGTATACCAACGCTACAACGGGGGCGATTGGGTTGTTCAGGAGTGCAGGCGAGCTGGGTCGTGGGAGTGGGAGAAATGCCTGCAAAATTGCAGGAGAGGGCAGGTTTGCGTGTGGAGGGCAGGGACGGGATGCAAACAGTATAGAAGTGCTTGTGAAATCAACTATGAATATTCCTTATTGATATATAGATACGCAGACAAATACCGCCGTGGGGAGGATGGGTGGTGGAGATATTGGTAAATGTGGCTATACTTCCTTGAGAGAGAAAACGAAAAAGTAGTTGTCCTTTCCGATCAACTATTGCTTGACGCAACAAGAGAAACTCAAAGAGAGCTTGAGAAGTTCAACATCAGATATACGCTTACATACACGCATATAGAAGACATTGAGTATGCCAAGCGGGGGTGGAAGAAGGGTGGGTATGAGATTGCGGGCATAGAGTGGCTGGCTGAAGTAGTGGAAGGCTGGCACTGTAGGTTAGAAGAAAAACCAAAAGCTCTACCACTCCCAAGGTATGAAGATATTTTCAAAAAGCAAAAGAGAAGAAAGCTCAAGAGGAGTGTAGAAGAAGAGAACGAAAGCCCACCCAAGCCCCCTAAGCCACTACCACATCAAAGGTGGGTGTGGGACAAAGGGCATTTCGCAGAGGGAACCGTTGAAATGATTATAGAGGAGGTCTTAAAGCGGGGGCTGTTTGTAGAGTTCCTCACATCAGAATTCGCCCGGGAGCTGATGAACTATTACGGAGAAGCCCTGAGAGACCTCGTGAGAAAGAAGATTAGAGAGTTGTGAAAGTTTGACAAAATCGTGGGACAAACTTAGAAAATCAACGAGCCCAGATGGGTAGGGTGTCCCATATTTTTGTCAAATTCTGAACCAACGCAAAACGCCATGAAAAAGTGTCCCATTTTTTTGGCAGAAAAGTTTGACAAAATCGTGGGACACCCCCGGACTGCAATTTTGCAGAGAACCCACCCTCTTGAAGCCCTTGATTTTCAAGCGTCCCAGAAAGTCCCGCAATGTCCCCCTATGTCCCGGTATCCCAAAAGGGTGTCCCGAAAATTTGTCAAATTATACAGTCCTTAGAGAAAAGCTTAGGTCTGCAGAGCAGGACTATCTTCCCTTTGAAGACATAGAGGGTGTTTAT